AGGCGTGTAAATTTTCTGGATAAGGTGGACAAGGCGAACGCCAAGCCGTTTCTTGCTCTGTGCCATATTGTCATAAAGGTACTCACTACCAAGCAGGGCCATTTTCTGCCCTTGGATGATCGCCAAGCCGCTTGTGGACTTGCTGTCTAGCACTTCCGGCCTGATGCTCAATACTTCCTTGATCTCTGCCCGTGCGGTTTCCATTGCACTGACAAGACCGCTCGGCAAAACGCTCGCTTCCGCCTTTACTGGCACCTCTTTCATATCATTCAACTCAACTTGAAATCCTGCGCTAGAGCTTTCCTTCTCAAACTTACGTTTTTCCTGTGGGCTAGAGAACGTGTTACGCCCAAAGAACCAACCATCGATCGTCATTTTATTAACGATGTCGGCCTGTTGGCTTCTAAGCTTGTTCAGTTCGCGCTGTGGGTCTTTTGAGGCTTCAACCTTGCCGTACCATGTATCCTTGCGTTTCTTCGCGTATACGGGCGTTATGGAGAACTCACGCTCATCTAGGATGTAGTCCTCAAGCAAAACAGAGCCAGCATACTTGGTAACGGCTACTTTATGGTTAGGTCTGCGGATCACAGAGAAACCAAGGCTTTTTGCGCCTGAAATGTCTTTGCTTTCCCAATCTTTGGCATTGACAGGCTCATCAACATCAATGCGGGTCAGGACTGGAACGCGGATATACTTTTTAGCTTCCGTCTCAATGACACGAAATTCCTTAGAGCGAACATCAATGAAGTCAGGTGCAACACCACTGTTCTGCCCGTTCTCGCCACGGCTGAATGCTCGTTCATACTGCCTACCAGGCACACGAACATTATCGTCTTTATCGTCGCGCTGAAATTCGTCAAAGTCGGCTTGGATATCTTCGGCCTTGTCTGGGTACTCGGCTTTCAGTTTCTCCATTGAGAACCACTTGGCCTTGCTCATATGCTCGGCGTCTGTGGCGTCTGCCTTATTGTGGGGGCTGAAATATACATCGTCCCACTCATACCGCTCAATAACGATATCACCTTCAACATTGTTGTCGAAGTCTATATATGAATGGAACAGCCCACGGCCCGGCACCACCTCGTCCTCAAATACACAAGTCTCAACGTGTGCGAACTCATTGCGCTCACAGATATTGCGGACCACCTCAGTAGCGATATCAGCGACTACGTTGTCGGACTTCTCAACACCGAAGAACTTGAAGTCTGTGCGGTTCTGCCTAAAATAACCGGAAAGGGTATCTACGGCATTCTCGATATGGTTGATAGTGAGAACAACACGCCCCTTGGATGACAGAGCGTCACGGTGCTTGCGCTCCCACTGGTAGCCTTCATAGAAATTTACGGACTCCTGCCCTTTCAACCGAGCATCACGCTCGTATTCACGCGCTGACTCAAACATCTTGCGCATTCACGCGCTGACTCAAACATCTTGCGCATCCGAGAGGTCTTGTCCTCGTCGGTTTCTTTCTTCGGCTTATCAACTTTTAATTCTACTTCTCCGCCTACCTCGTGCGTGTGGTCGTCTTCCATTTCCATTGAGAAGATGACGATAGGCTGCTCTAATGGCATCTCAACAGGCATACCACTCATGGGGTCAATCTGGACCTCAGTAGTCTGGACGCTGACAGCATGTGTGTGCTTGTTCGCCTCGCCAACCTCAATGCCATCTTTCGTTATGAATAACAGATGGTGGTGAGGTTTTTTGCCGTCTCTACTTGAAATTTTAAACATTATATCCCCATCCAACTTAAATTATCAGCAACTTCAACGTGTTGCCGCTGGTATTTGTCGCGTTGCTCTTTCTTGCGGTCTACTGCACTTGTGCCTGACCAGATGTAACAGTGCATTAGGGCATCTGCTCTATTAGGAGAGCGCAGCCCTTTTGCCTTCATCTCTTTCTTGCTCATTACCTTTTTGGGGTTGCTCCAGTCCTTCACCTTGAGAGAAGATAGCTCAAGGGCCAACTCTTCATCGTCTGGCGGAATAGCAATAGTTCCCATTTCAAATTCGTTGCGTACCTTGAACCACAATTCGTCTCTGAGCCTAAAATATTCAGATTTATTTGACGCGCCTGTACCAACATTCAATTCAGTAATGTCGTTGTAGTAATGCTTGCGGAAGAAATCACAGAAAGAGTGACCCAACCCGTTGGAATCAATGACAGTCAAATCAGGCTCATAAATTTCAATCTCATCGTTCAGCCAATCAGCTAGAACGGTTGTGTCGCGTGTTGACTTGGCTTTGGTGCTCATGACCTTGCCGCCGACTTTACGACAGATAGAGCTATCATCCACTCCACCGCCAACATCAACGCCCAAATATGTTGGGTCAGTCTCGACATCCACTTCCATTTCACTGTGACGATCTTGAGCGGCTAGAATGTTGATCCAAGGTATGAGTGCGTCCTCTTCTTCCGCTGGAGGCAATCCGCTGATATTCATCCTGAAAGCGTTGCTATCGCGGCCATACTTTTCTAAAATTCGTGCAATCTGGGCTTTCAAACCGGGCTTGATAAATTCAAGGTCAGACTCTTCCGCGTCCCACCGGACAGGTTCCCACAATTTGCGGTCATTCTTGCCGTAGTGGGTTTGATAGAAATAGCCGTTCGCCCTCATCACGTTGCCGATAAGGATGGCGAAGTTACAAAGACCAGTGAGAGTGGTTTCCATAGGCTTGAATACGGCATCGGGTACGCCACTAGCCTCATCAACCACCATCATCATATAGTCCTCGTGGTAGCCCTGCATGGTGTCGGCGTTGTCTTCCGCGCTGGCCTTTACATTAGCCGTGCGCTTAGACATGAAGTCGTTAGCCTTCTTGCCCTTACCGTCCACTGTGTAGATGCCGCCCTTGTCAACTATGAATGAGTCACGGACAAGCGGGTGGGAATGCTTCAAAAGCTTCTTGATTTCCGTTGAGAGGACATCTTCAAGCTGCTTGCTACTGTTAGCGGTGCAGATGCCCTTAAATGGCCTATAGAGGAATATAACGCAGATTATGAGGGCAGCACAGGTGTGATCCTTGCCCAAGCCCTTGCCTGAATGAACGGAGATACCGATCTTGTGTGCAAGTCGTTTCTGTTCGGCTGTGAGCTTCTTACCCTTGGCTTGCCGTATCTTAGCTTCCATCATCTTCTGTGTGAGAATGATCAAATCACGCTGCTGATTGGAGAGCTTGAGATTCAAAGCTCCTTCCATAAACATGCAAAAGTCACCACGCCACGCACGGAGCAGGTTCTTCAACTGCTCTTGCTCAGTAGGCTTGTTCGCTATGTTCTTTTTTCTAGCCATGCACAACTTCTGTTAGAGGTTGGGGGTAGCAGGCAAGGAGACAACCCGCAATTAAGTCAGAGACGCCCCCTAGAGGAGGATATGAAACGATTAAATAGCTTTAGCGGCCTTGATAAGCGTCTCGCGCTTGTCTCGCGCTTTGCCATGTGGTGCGGCTTCTTGCCGTTGGCGGTCAGGAACTCGCGCAGGGCTTGGTCGCCCATGGTGTCAAAGTTTTGACGCTCGACAGTCGGAGATATATTAACAGCCGGGGCTTCAACTTTAACAGGCGGTGCCATCAATTTGTTCATGCACTCGAAAACCTTGGGCCACATGTACTGAGGCTGCATCTGCGGGTTGACGCCCATAGTGGCGCACCATTTCTTGAAATGCTCGTCGTCTCTGCTGAAATTCATTGTAAATTCTCCCTTTGTGTCAATGTTCTGACACCCTAGTACGTGATTTTGGCTCTTGTGTCAATCTTTTGACACACATCAAATGTATTCTAGAATCTCGTACTCGCCCGATTCATGCTGGACGAGTTCAATTAACATTGTGGTTTTGTACAAATACAAGTCACTCTTCGCCCCATCGACAACCACAAAGTCATCGTTACCGATGGGGTCTTGAAGCGTGAAGCCGTTCCAAAACAGCTTCTCATGTAGGACCTCTATCACCTGGTCACTGACAAATTTAGGTATGTTCTCCATTACTTATCCACGACATGTCCCTGGATGTTAACCATAAACACCTCAAGGTCTGTCAAATCATCCTGTACAATGCACTGGAACTGGTCGGCTGTATTGGCCTCAAGTCTGATGGTGATCCCGTTCTTCTCATCGCCGTTGAATGTGCGTCTAGCATCGACGCTATAAAGACCGTTCTTGTTCGCTACTTGGTAGTGCAAGTCACCACCACAGCGGAGTTTTATAATTCCGTTAGTCTTGGCATTGAATATATTTTTAGTGATGCCGTTAACAGACCGGAAAACTACGCCATTAGTCAAAGCGGCCTGTGTGCCAAAATTAGTGTCATCCGGTGCCGGGTCTTGGACTGGGCCTTCTCCCACCATTATCATCGACATTCTAGTTACATCCCACTCTGTACCCGCTACCAAGTTCACGGGGCTGACCTCAAACGTGACGGGGATAGAGCTACCATCAACCGCTAGATTGACGTCATCTAGGCTACATCCACCAGCAGTGGTGTAGGGGTAATCTAAGGGGCTATCCATTTTCAAAGTGTACTGATTGCCAGCAATAGGAGTGACTGTGAGAACTTCGGCCTGATAAAAAGCTGTGTCTTCCTTTAGGCAAATGTAATCGCCTATGACCGGGACCGCTCCGGTAGTCTCAACGGCGATAAACGTGGTGCCTATTGAGTAATTGGCTAGGAGTGTGATGGTATCAATAACTTGGTGGAGGAGTAAATCAATGACCTCTGAGTGTTGGTCCTGCCTGATCGTTTCAAGGTTGCCCTCACTGTCAATGGGCATGATCGGTTGACCCAAACCGCCAGTGTCGTGAATTTCAACTATAACTAAATTATTATCTATCTCAGTAGGCCGCGCCCACAAATTGACGCCGCTATACCTGAATGGCATCACATAATGCCGCTTGGTATCAACTATTAGGCGGCTATCAGCGTTATTCGGCTCTGCATCCTTCTCACAAAGGACAAAAGGCACGTTCTCATTAGTCTGTAAACTGTACGAGACGCCAACGGTCATTCCGCCACTAACGATAGTCCACGTATTGCGTGGGCATGATACTCTAGGCAAAGAGGGCATTAGATAGCCACCAGACAAGGCTGGTTAGCCCTAATATTGTGCTTGACAACGCCACAACGGATACAAACCTTACGTTTGATCTTCCCGCGCTGCATCGTACCCCATTTATGCCCGTTGGAATCGGCAATCAGGGTGTCGGGGTCTTCCAATATCTTCTCTTTGATCTTGTCTGTGTGTGTTGACATGCCCACCTAGTAGCAAATTTTTGACGGTGTGTCAATGTTTTGACGCGAAGTAGTGGTTGACATTGTATCGGATTTGTCAGATAGTGTTTGTGTTGGAACAACTTAAACGCTGGACTACAAAATGAACATCGCATTGCATACGCCTGACAAGACTCACTTTCCCAACCTGGCATTGATGAAGTTGTCGGCGTGGCATAAGATAAAGGGTGACACCGTGGGATGGTTCCAACCATTAATGCGCCATACTTATGACCGTGTTTATTCTAGCAAAGTTTTTACGTTTACGCCCAAAGACAACTATTTACCGCAGGGTCAGTTCAGGTCAAGAAGTGGCGGCATAGGTTATGGAAAAACAAACTCACTGCCTGATTACATAGAGCACATTATGCCTGACTATGCCTTGTATAAGTCGGAGTTTGCGCAGGGGTTCATTACAAGAGGTTGCCCCAACAAATGCGGATGGTGCATAGTACCGAGCAAAGAGGGCGGCATACGGGCCAATACGGATGTTGATGAGTTTTGGAACGGACAAAAAAATATTGTGCTTATGGACAACAATATTCTTGCCCATGAACACGGGATGGAACAGCTTGAGAAGATAAGCACCCTTAAAACACGGCTAGACTGTAACCAAGGGCTAGACGCTAGGTTGGTAGACGATGACGTTGCCAAGGTCTTAGCAAAAGTAAAATGGAAGGTGACAAGGTTTGCATGTGACCAAAAGTCACAAATGCCAGCGGTTAAAAACGCAATAGAATTGATTAGAAAGCACTCAGGGAAAAAAGGCGCGTTCTTTGTGTATGTCTTAGTGAAAGATATTGAAGACGCATATGAGCGGGTTGAATTTTTAATGTCAATCGGTGCTGACCCATTTGCACAGCCTTATAGGGACTTCACTAATAACACGGAACCAACAACTGAGCAGAAGCGGTTTGCACGTTGGGTGAACCACAAGGCAATATTCAAAACTGTAAAATGGGAAGATTACAAAGGGAGTAAGTAGGAATGAAAACATTTTTGATTTGCCCAGTTAGAGGGCATGAGATGAACGAGACTAGCGATGTGGTAACTACGCTAGAAAATGACGGGTGGGTCGTTCATTGGCCCCCACGAGACACCAATCAAGTAGATGATACGGGGTTGCGTATTTGCACAGACAACGCTCAGGCAATCAAAGAAGCTGACGCCGTACACATCGTATGGGATGGTAAAAGCCAAGGTAGTTTATTTGATCTAGGTGTGGCGTTCGCAATTGGTAAAACCATTATACCGATTGAAATGCCCGAACCAACAGACGGCAAGAGCTTCCAAAACATGGTGGCGGCTTGGTCACGTAACAACAAGCAGGAGACAGCATGAGCGACAAACCAGAGAAATGGACAGTCCTCGGCGTACCATGGGCATTAATAGCACGCTTCAAAGCACAATGTGCCATGAGCGGGTGCACACTAGGCGAGGCCGTAACAGAAGCGTTAGCAGCGTGGCTCAAAGAGAAAGGGAAGGGGGTGGAGTGATGTGGCCTTTAAAAAAGAAACAAGAGCAGAAAGTGGAGTGCCAGCATGATTGGCAATATATAGAGACATGCCCATGGTTATGGAAGATTGGTGATAGATTTATAATCAGCCATGCCACCCCGGATCAGAAATACAAAAACTCTCTGTATCAACTGGAAAATATGATGTGGGATAATAACTGGAGGGCCGATGAACCGGATGTTAAAGATTATGTCTATCTTAAAACACACAGGAAGGTCTGCCTAACCTGCGGAGAGTGCATAGACGAAATAGCACTAGCCTCAGACTACATTCACGCCAAATGGGACGAGGAAGACCGCCGCGAAGCACTCTCCGCCAAGATGTGGGAAGAGTGCAAAGGGGAAGACAACACAGTTACTAGAACGTATTACGGGCCTAATGGCGATGAGGTGGTGTAAGCCATGAGCCAACTACTATTCAGGTGGAACGATTGCCCACACCGTGAACTGCCGCACATTATGGTACTTGCCGATTCATATGACGAAGCCGTGCAGTGGGTAAAAAGCCACAAATCAATATACGCAAAAGGTGCCGTATTCGTGAACAATTGCGAAGACCTGCAAGGATGGATGAACCCAGCACTCGCCGTCATAGTCGGAGAACACAAGCCAGAAGGGGCAATCGCCGAGGTGCTAGAACACTCATTCCATTGGCCTGTTCTCAATGTGCGGTAACGCCTTTTAGGAATTATTTTTATAAAATTGGAGGGACGAGAAAATGAATACTTATGTATGGGTCAGTTTCGTGCTGAATTGCTTGGGAGTGTTGATGTACTCAACAGATTTGTTCAAAGGTGAAACACACACAAGACATGTGGGGAGCTGTCTTGTTATTTTAAAGACGCTTTTAGATTTTGCTGCGGGTAACAGGTGGGGTGACTAGAAACTTGCTTGCCAGCCTCGATAAGTCCCCCATGCCCGCCCCCTATGTCTAACCAAGGAGAACCTTATGCCCAAACGCTACGATACTGACCGAGCAATCTACGGCTCGCATGAGTCCGTTGGCTACATGCTTGAGTGGCCTGACGGTGACTATGTTAAACACAGCGACTACGCCAAGCTTCAGGCCGAGCGCGACGAGCTAGCCAGCTTGTGTGATGATATGGCTGCCGAGATGCACGACAAGTGGGACTGCTGGGGTACATGCTGTGACCGTGACGAGATTGATGAATACCAAGCCATGCTTGATAGGTATACCAAAGTGAGGAGCCATGAGTAAGCTGCGAGACGATGCTAATGCAGAGATATTGTTCGCCAGAATCTATAGCGATGTGGCACACGTTGATACTAAGCAAGCCAAGCGCGTGCTGATCCTGCTGGATGCTATAGAGTTAGTAGGCAACAGGTATGGCTCGCTTAATGGTAAAGACGCATACTATATTATGCTCGGGGCCATCAAGCGAGCCGAGGAGGTGTAGAGATGGACGGCTCATACTTCGATTATTGGTATTCAATGGAAAGGATGGCATGGTGCGTGTATTTGTGCAGCGGCATGACTGGAGAGCTAGTGCAATGCTATCCCACTGAGGGACAAGCTAGAGACGCTGCATATAGTAATTAGACACCGACTTACCATATAACATCAAAAAGCCCTCCAGCGTCATGCTAGGGGGCTTTGTTGTGGGCTACAGCTCAATGCCATCTAGCGGCGTGTTGTTCCACTCTCCACAACTATGGTCAATAGCCTTCTTCTCCCGTTTGCGCTTGATCCTCTCTAGGTGCCTGTTGCCGTCTAGCCGAGGTGTCTTAGCATACCGTGACCGCCGCTGTTTCCCTTTGTCTATAATATCATCAGTGCGCATACCAATTGTCACTCCTCATCGTTCAACTCGCCTATCAAGTCGGTTACGATTGTCTGCACGTTCGCGGTGCTGTTACCTTCGACCAGGCGGCTGTTCTGATTAGCGATGCCAGCCATGCCAAGTAGTTGATAAGCTGAGCACTCCTCTAGCTTTTCATCTGTGACGTGCTTAAGAATTCTGCTCTTTACACCCGTCCAAATGTCTCCTTCCTTGTCTCTAAACGCCTTCAACTCTGCGGGATCTGGTGAGTACATTGAAATACGTTGGTGTGCGGCTGATTCGGTGACGCCGTACTTGTCTGCGATCTCTTTGTAAGTCCATCCACGCTGTCGTAATTTGATAGCCTCATCGAAGTTAATCTTTGAGTTCTTGTGCACCTTAGCTGGTACTTTAGTAGATGTGGGCTTATTTGTGTCTGTCGCTGGCATGTTTTGTCCCTAGCATTTTGATGAGTTCCGGTTTGATTTTATTGAACGCTGTCAATTTCTCATCTCTGTACTGTTTCGTTGTCTTCGGCCTGCCTATGCTGGCTTTGTACATGTGATAAAGAGCTAATCCCGATCTGCCTTCATCTAAGCATGGTGATTTGATGTTGCTCATAGCTAATTTTCCTTGCTCCTGTCATCCAGCCACATTTGAAACAGTCGTCTATTCCACTCTGGATGGTCAAACATTATATCCTCGTCGTAGTCGTAGAACTGGTTGGAGTTGAGCCTATTAGTTAAGTCATTATTAGTAGTGTGCCTTTCTCCGTTGTCCGAAAATGGCACCTCGGTGGATTGTGTTGTGGCACAAGGGTTTTCGTAGACGGTGTAATCGTAACCACGGAACCTGCCAGAAGAGTCCCTGACCTTCATACGGTGCAGATGGTGTTGGTCCATGAGTTCCTTGATCCCGGCCTTGATGGACTTCAAACCGTCTCTCATGTGGTTAGTAATGTCTGACTCGTAGACGATCCAATCATCTGGCTTGGAGAGGAGATAGAGTAGAATCCCTTTCGCCTTGGCTGATAGGTTAGGATTGTTGATCCACACCTTGTCTACCATGACGAACGGGTTCTGTTTATTCTTAGCTTTGCGGAATGTACTCATGGCGTGACCATACGTTATTGCTTGCTAGTTGTCAAAAGTACGAGAAAGCCCCCAACATTTTAAGTCAAGGGCTTCCAGTTCAAGTATGCGCCGACACATGGACGGCCTAGTGTGGATATGGTGCATTAAATGTTAGGTTGTGTCAAGTCTGGCTAGATGTGTACAAGGAGAGTACAGCTTCCTCCGCTGCGTCTGTCACGCCTTCACGATATGATGAGCCTGATGAGTGTTTTGCATGCACAGTCTCGGCTAATGTTTCAAGAGCCTTCTTATACTTGTCAGTTATCCTCTCGTCATCAATAGCCAGCACGATGGCCTTGAGTGCTACATACTTATGCTCTATCTCCACATAATATCTGGCCTTAGAGTTAAGGGCTAGTTCGTACATCCTTCGTTTTTCTACCGCATCGGTCCAGCCACACATACATTCTTCTGCCCACTTCTTCTCTCTAGCCAACGCCTTCGTTAGCCTCTCCACCTTCTTCCTGCGCTTGATAAATAAGTCTATGATGTTCATGCTGTCCTCCTCTTATTGAACTTGGAACCATGCTGTGCGTTGCAGAACTTCTTCCTCTTGCTACCGTCCATCCATTTATCTATGACGATCCGTCCACAGTAAGGACACGTTCCCTCCATCCAGGCGTCTAGGCCCAAGCACTTGAGAAACCCGTAATGCGCTGGCATCTTGGCGTTGCTTGCCAAGACTTTATTGAGCTTGACGCCGTTCCATGTTATTTCATCCGGTTGTTTCTTGACCATCTTTCAACCCACACTTCTCAATGGTGTTGATAGCCCATTCTAGGTAGACCTGAGCTTTCTTCAAGTCCTCTACACCGTTTTTCCGGCTGTAGCGTAGGACGTACTTGATGACGTTAGCCATACACACCGACTCGAAGCATGGCACGGCCTCGGCTATGATATCGATTACCTCAACATTTCCATAGGTGTAGTGTGACGGTGAATTAACGGGATCGTCTATTTTAGTTTCGTCATTTTTCATCGCACAACCCCTTTGACTATAATCTTATTGTGAACCGAGAAGTCACCACTTGAATCCGCATCGTATTCTATAACAGCGAACCCTTGAATATGCTGATTTCCCATTGACATGTATGATGGGTTGCAATCACACATGCACCCAGTGGCCCATGCGCCCTTGAGTTTTGTTAGCTGCCTGAATATCTTTTGCTGGCTGGTGTGATGATGACCCATGATGAAATTATCTTGGATTTTCATATATTTTGTGTGTGCAACGTGAATACCACCACCAAGGATTTCATGCCCGTGGATGTAGTGCATGTTGCCTATCTTAAATGGGGCTTCGGTGAGTTCAAGTAGCTTTTCATTGATGACATAGCGTATGTTTAACCTTTCAAGCTCTAACAACTCTGGAACCTCTACACCTCTAAGGCGTGCGATCTTCGGAGCGTTGTTCTGGATGTAGATAGGGAGCCTTTTTTCATGATTCCCTTCAATAAATGTGAAGCGTGCCTTTGCACTAAACCATGACCTTATTTCACCAAGTAAACCAACACACCTCTCTAACTCCTCATCAAAGAACATGCGCTCTTTCTTTGGGTATCTGCTGACCTCAAAGAAATCGCAGAAGTCACCGCCGAGAACTACGTCAGTAATATTGAAATTGTCGGTCACCCACTCTCTCATCACGGCTAATGCCTTGTCATCCTGATATGGACAGTGAACGTCAGGCAGGAATAGCACGTTTTTGCCGCCTGACACTCTCTCTCGCTGGCGTTTGGGTATCGTGACCAGCTCTACTTCCATATCTGGGTCTGACTTAAGCCATTTGCGCACCCACGCCCTGCTGTGTCCTATCTTCATAGCTGTCTGTCTGATAGACCCGGCTTGTTTGCGTAGTTCTGAAAGTTTCATACTATACTCCGTTTTGATTTTTAATTATAGTTGCACTGAATTATAACCATTGATCTCTTCCACTTCACCCTTGATCTGGAAACACGTTGGACTGTAAATATTCCATGACACTAAATCCGCTGGAGTAACCTCGCTGGAGTTCATTGCTGGTATCACCCCTGCGGCTTCAAGTGATCCTGCGCAAAGCTCAGAACAGAATATCTTGTCGAAGTTCTCCTCGTTGTTTCCAAGGCCGATCCATTCCAGCTTGTCGATGGCTGACAATATGGCTTGTTTAACATCATACTCACGACCCACCTTGTCTAGCAGCCAGTTGAAAAATAAGCGGTATTGCTCATATGTCATGGCATTGGCGAGAGGCAGCCACCAGACTTGACCATCATATTCGTTGATGACATCGCCTAGAAATGATGTTGACACACCACCCGCGCCATTCAGTGACGTTGACTCAATGAGAAGATTGCGAACCTCTTCACCCTCACGCTCTTGGCGCATGACTATTCCAACGTGTGAGACTGGGGAACGAGTCTTGAACTTGATGATATCAGACGCAAACCCCGGGCCGCCGAAAGCGATTACATCACCGGGCTTCATAAATTCTCGAATGTCTGTGTACTTTACTTGTGTGAGCATTTATTCATCTCCCATGTATTTGCCTGTTATCATTTGCTCTGCCAATTCAAATGAGCGTTGACCTACTTGATCACTCCAACGGCTATCGAGCATTTCAACGGCTGCTGATTTGAAGTCTTCCCTTGCTAATGCTGCCCACATCTTCTTGAACTTCAACAGCCCGGGAAGCCCAAGATTGAAGCACATATTGACGAGCGCATCTTGCCTAATCTCATCAAGTGATTGGAATACCATATGAGGCGCTAACTCTGCCCGTGCCATTGACGCATCTTTCCATAGCATTGACTCGGCTTCGCCTACGCCAACACCGGGACCACCTTTATCTAACCTCCTACCGAATCCAATAGTGGGGTACCCAGCCGAACATTCGTAGACAAACTGCCTGTACCCTTCATGTCGCTTCAATTGCTCAATCAGTTTATTCATCCTCAACTCCCGTAATACGGCTTCAATGTTTTCTCAATGTGAGTGCAAAGATTGGTAGCCTCGTCTATTGGCACTCCTAGATCGATCATCCGGCATAGGAGGTGCACAGGCGATAGAACATGCTGCGCTTCCATCTTTTTATGGTCGCTGGCTGGATCGTACTTATACGAGTTCCCGCACACTGGACAATTTGCTTTACACATGGCCTGAATCTACCTCTATCGCTAGTTTATTCTGCTTTGTGATCACTAGTTTATTCTGTTCTAGATTCTAGAATCACGAATGCTACTGCGTGTCAGTTGTTATGCATAGCTAGTTTCTACAATTTCAATCATATCCTTGACGCCGATCCGCTCTAACCATTTGTGCAATTCTTTGACGAACTCGCGCCCGTTCTCCCCGTCATAGCTCCAATGAGTTTGGGCCGACAGATAGTAAGTGCCATCTTCACGCCAGTAGTTGAGATGAGGTGTACAGGCCACCCCTAAACCACCATTGTTTGTAATCTCATCCAATTCATCCAAGTGTTTGCGCATCTTGCGAACAACTTTGTAATTACTAGTGGTGAAATCTATCCCTGCGCTTGTACTCATATTATACTCACTCCTTACTTCCCATCATTGGTTTTCTTCTCATTAGCCTTCCGCACCTTGGCATTATCCTCACTGTCCTTCTTTTCTGCCCAACAACTTTGGCAGAGATTGCCCTCCCAATCGCACCCTGAGAACATGATACCACAATTGTGACCTTCACACTGTTTCATGCATCCCATAATCACACCTCCTCTTATTATACCATTAATAAATGTATTCACAGGCTGTGCCGCCCAAGTTGGACTGCGCTTTGAATATTCTCCCAATCGTCTCTATGTTTATATATTTGGTATCCTCTGGGGCTGACTCCAGAATGCGTTGGAGGTCATCATCAGTTATTACATACGGGCCAGTTCTACATATGTATATATCTTTAGGGGCAAGAGGTCCTAGTTCGGCACTGATAAACCCCGGAGGAAGTGCTGTCATTTCTTTTATAAATTTAGCCGCTTCCGCCTTGCCACTAAGTCCTCTCATCCCAGTGGAAACAACAAGTAAAAATAAGGATAACACGAGCAATAAAATAGTTAATAATAAAATTTCCATCACCCACCTCCTAAAATGTTTTAGCTCTATCCAGCGTATCGTCAACCCTTTTCCATATCGGGTGGTCATCTACCTTGAAACGATCTCGTAAATCCAGGATACACCCGCGCAGCTCTGCGACGATGGCTCGTCTGTCGTAGTCTTTTCTCAGCTTCTTTTCGGCCTTTCCTTTAGCGCTTGTCATTTAAATCACCGCTCAAGTTGATAAAGTCGCGCTGGCGATCATTGCGGCACTCGTTGAGGTCTGAACTTAGATCAACTATCTTCACATCCTGATCCGCTATAATTGACAAAGCGTTCTCATATAGTCGGCACTCGTCCAACCTGTCACACCACTTGGTACAGCCTGTTTTGTCCCATTGTCCGAAACATGATAACATCTTTCACCTCCCGTCGAAGTCGCGCCATTCCTGCTTTGGTAGCACACGCCTGATAGATGCTACTGGAATCGGCTGGTTAAATCCTGATACGCTACAACATGGCATCCCGCTCTTAAGGACATTAACAACAGAACGCCTTATCAAACCATTATACCCGCCAAATCCTGCTTGGCTTGCGTTGAAAACTATTTTGTCACCTTTCAATATCTGCACTATCTTCCCTCATCGTTTTTTACACACCCGGCCTGTCCACAAATCGGGTCGAACCGCATAACATGCTCGTACCAGCAGGCCGTTGCGTTGTTGCGCTCTTGGAAGTGTTCACAATCCTCACAAGTTAGCTCGACGGGCTTGGTGCGCAGACATTGGGGGACTGGCTGCCATAGCTCATTGCCTAATTTGTCCCACGGTATAAGGTTAGGTAATCCATTTTCCATTCGTTTCATTACCCATCCAAAATCACTGTCTTCTGCGAACCACGCATCATCCTCTGTCGGTTTGTGGTCAGTGATCCAATCACTCGACTCGCCCTGCGGTTCGCTGTGGTCCTCAACCTTGCG